CAGCCATTTTTTCTAATGTTATGGAATCTGCTGGCGCACAGCTTAATTCCAAGATTGCAGAAATAGAACAGTCAAATCCAGGTATAAGCAAACAAGATGCTGCTAGACAAGCGCTTCGTGATGGCTTTATTGCGGCAGGTATTACCGGAGCATTAGAACTTATACCTGGTATGCCAAATGCCGTTATTAGGACCATTTTAGCTGGTCCTATGGAAGCTCTTGAAGAGTGGGCTATTGCTAAAGCAACCGGCGAAAATGATGCAACGGCTGTTGCAAAGGGCGTTATTGGCGGCATTGTTGGAAAACAAGCTGCTGGTGCGCTAGAGGCTAACGCTGCAATTGTTTCTGGTATTGAACGAAAACTTGGCATCACACCAGATATGTACACTGGTGCACAAGTTGGATTAGATACAAACATAAATATTGCAGGCCAACCACCTGATGCAAGTCTTACCGTAACTGCTGGCCGAGATACGACGGGCGGTGTTAATGTCAATCCAGAAGTTGATCTAACGCCAGAGAATCTTGGTACGTTGCCAACTGTTGCGCCAGAGATTCCATCATTTGAAGTTGCTCCAGAAGAGAACACCGTAACAGGTGTAGTTGTTGCGACTGACCCTGCCAGCAATCAGGCTGTCGTTATTGACAACACGGGTACCTTGACCATTGTTACCGCACCCAACGTAACCGAAGGGTCTGTTATTACAGCACCGCCAGTTACTCCAGAAGTCACGCCATCGGTTACGCCATCGGTTACGCCACCGGTTACGGAAACTACGACTCAACCTGTAGTTACAGAGCCTGCTGTTGTAACACCTACGCCAGAAGTTACGCCTACTCTTACGCCAGACATAACGCCTGCGCCAGAAGTTATAACTCAGCCAGAAGTTGTAGTTCAACCGCAACCAGAGGTAACACCGCAACCAGAGGTAACACCGCAACCAGAGGTAACACCGCCGCTAGATGTGGTTGCTCAACCTGAAGTGATACCAGAACCTGTTGTTACGCCTCAGCCAGAAGTTGTTACGCAACCAGAGACATCAGTGCCTGGCGTTGTCTTGCAGGACAATGGTGACGGTACATCGCTTGTATTGACGCAAGACGGTAACGCCACCAATGTCCCATCCGTTGATGCAACAACAGGTAATACGCTTACGCCTGGAACATCTGTAACGGTAGACCCAAATACAAACACGGCTACAACAGAATCTTCTGAAGTTGCGGTTCAACCAGAAGTTACACCTACACCTACCCCAGAAGTAACTCCAACCCCTGAGGTGACACCCACTCCTGAAGTCACACCCCAGCCAGAAGTGACACCACAGCCTGAGGTAACGCCAACACCAGAGGTTGTGACTGAACCTGAGACAACAGTAACGCCAGAACCTGAAGTTGTTACACAGCCTGAGACTCAAACGCAGACACAGACACAGACTCAGCCTGAAACAAATATTCAGACACAAATTAATACAGAGGAGCCTGAGCCTACGCCTCCTCCGTTGCCACCTGCTGAAGAACCGTTAATAGGTGAACCTACAGTTGAAGATAAGTTGCTCGAGCAAATCTTGATTGAGTTAGAGAAAACCAACCCACCTGATTCGCAACCACCACCTCCGATTGAACCGCCTCCTTATGAGCCACCACCGTCGATTATTGAGACTCCGCCTATTAGCGTGGAGCAACCGTTAACGGTAAGACCAAGAACAGTTAGAACTTCAGTACCTCCTGGTAGTCGCATAGAAGAGTCGGCAGCAATCTTGCCTTTACGACCAGGCTTGTCAGAAGGTTATACAGGTGATATAGAGGGTACGCCTGAAGAAGAGCAGCAACCCGTATGGAACGTTAGATCGTTGAAACTTCGCAGAGCATTAGGAATTTAATCATGGCTAAACAACTTGCCGCACTCCTTGGTGGTGGTCTTGATCTTAAAGCATTAGCAGAGATGCTACGCAGGCAAGGCCGTGGGCAAGACACGATTCTTGCACATATTACACCGCAAGAAGCGGCACTGCTTAAATCAAGAGGCGGTGCTGGAACCATGAATCCTGCAACAGGGTTACCTGAGTTTGAAGACGGTGGCTTTCTTGGCAGCTATGAAGACATGGCTCCTGTTGAACAGCAGGGTTTAGATAACCAGGTCTTTTCGCCGGAAACGGTATCTCAACCCATTGATATGAGTAACGCATTTATTTACTCATCGCCTGCCGATACGATGGAGCGAGCGCAAGCGCAACAACCGTTTGAGCTACAACCTGTACAAGCTAGATCGTTTACGCCTCAGTTGCCGCAAATGCCTAATGAGTTTGTTGGGCCGCCACAGGTTCGAGACTTCAAGCAAGAGGCAATAGACCAAGGTGCTGCGCCTGGGCGCAGTTTTGAAGACATGCTTAGGACTGGCGCAAAACAAGTGCTTGGCACTAGAGAAGGATTGGCTGGTCTTGGAACGCTAGCATCTATCTATCAAGCGCGGCAGGCAGGTCAGCAGGCTCGCAGGATGCAGCAGGAGTTGTCTCAGATCGGTGCGCCTAACCGTGCTCTAGGCCAAGAGATGATTGCTCGCGGACAGCGTGGTGAACTAACGCCAGTGCAAATGCAGCAAATGGCAGCGCTTGATGCAAGACAGAAGCAACAGCTTGCACAGCGTGGTTTAACTAGCGGTACCGCACAGCAGCAACAGCAAGCGCGTATGCAAGAAATGCAACAGCGTGGCGCACAAGACCTGATTGACCAGGGTATCAAGATTGCTGGCATTGGCGATCAATACCAGGCTGCTGCGATCAAGGCTGGCTATGCGGCAGATCAAGCCACTAGAGACATGTTGAATACGACACTGACGAATCTTTACCGCACGATTTACGGTAATGTGGCTACGCCTGAAACGACTTCTAAGACTGCAACGCCTGGGAAACCATAATCATGGCACTTCAAGACGCGCTTGGTACGGTAGGTGATCCAGTTAGTCGAGCCTTGCGCTCTACGTTTGGTAAGCCCAGTGAAGAGGCAACAACCCTTACGCCAGAGCAAGGTATGCAAAGGCGCATTGCTCGTGGCGCAGTGGCTGAAGAGCAGTTACCAGGCTTGCTTGAAGGCTCTATGTCTGAAGCGACTAAGGCGCAAGCAGATATTGCTAAACAGCGTACAGGCATGGCAGAGCGTGGCAAAGCGATTGGCGAAGAGTTTGCTCTTAAAGAGCGTGAACTTATTGAGTCGCCTGAGTACAAGCAAAAAGAGATTCCTGCTTTTGAACCAAGCCAGTCAAATCTGGAAGACATACGGAATGTACTTGGTCTTAGTATTGTTGCTGGCTTTCTTGCTGGTGGTGCAAGCAAGCGCTCTGGTATGGCTGCTATGGCAGCTCTCAATGGTGCCGTAGAAGGATTTAGGCAAGGCAGGCAGGATGTCTACAAGCGAGAGATTGATGTCTTTGCTAAGAACGTAGAGGCTATTAAAGAAAACAATAAGCAAACCCTTGAGCGATTTAATAGGGCTATGGGTTTGTTGCAGACTGATCGCAAGGCTGCTGAAGGTGAGTTAAAGGTGTTAGAGGCTGAGGTGCAAAACAGTGTGGCTGCTGCTGCACTGAGGCAAGGCCAGTACAAGCAAGCTCAAGATGCTTTGTTTAAGGCTGTGGAAGGCTCTGATCGTGCTTCTCAAACGATGTTGCAATTAAAGCAGCAGGCAGAATTGCGGCGTGAGCAGATGGCTTTACAAAAACAAATTGCTGATAACAATGCTGCATTAAGGCGCGACCTTGCTGAGCAAAAAGCAAGCCAAGGATCATTAAAGCCTGGTGCTGACGTTACTAAAAAGTTTGTTGCTGACAATGTGCTTGTTGCTGACATCAACGACTTAATAAATGATTTAAGAAACCCATCGCTTGCTCAAAAAATCCAGCAAACAAGGCCGCAAGAGTGGGCAACAGAACAAGGCGGTACATTACTTGCGCAAGTTATACAGACTGAGCGCGACCCAGAAGTTCGCCAGTTCATGACCAAAATTATTCGCATGAGGAATAAATATTACTTAGACCAGTCAGGTAAAGCTGTGACTGGTGCTGAGGCATTGCGAAATTATGGTGCGGTTCCTCAGCCTGGCGATACGCCAGAAGTCATCAATGAAAAACTTAAGATTATGTCTGGAGGTATTCAGGACACGATCAACGTTTATAGACAAATGTTTACTGGCCTACCAGCAATTCAGGTAAGACCAGGTATGAACACTGGTGTTGCTCAAGGTGAAAAAGTAAACCCTTATCAAACAGCGGCTCCAGTTTTGATGCAACAAGCGCCACAAGCAGGGCCACAAGAAGGGCAAGAAGCAACTTCTAAGTCTGGCAAACCAATGGTATTTCGTAACGGGGCATGGGAGTACAAGTAATGGCTGCTGTACCTGAAGACGATCTTCCTGATTCTTTGCGCGGAAAATCAGTTCCGCAAGATGACTTGCCTGCGTCAAGCGTACCTAGCCTTGAGCCGCAACCAAAACCAAAAGAAAAGTCGCTGCTTGAACGTGGCAAGGAGTTTGTCGGTTCAGCGTTAGGTGGTGCAACAGTTGGTGCCGTAGCTCCGGAGTTAACAATCGGCGCTGGTTTGGCAGCGTCTGCATTTCCTCCTACTGCCCCGCTTGGCCCTCCGCTTATTGCTGCTGGTAACGTCATGCGTGGCGCAAGGCTTGCATCTGCTGGCGCTGGAGCGCTATCTGGCGCTGCTGGAGAAGCCGCTGCTCAAGCAACAGAAATGGCTGGTGCTGGCCCTAAAACGCAAGAAATGGCAAGGTTTGGTGCAGAGATTGTTGCACCTGAAACCGGAAGATTCATTAGCCGTTTTGCTGGTCGCATGGCTCCTACAGGCTATGTACAAGACGCATCAACGGCTATGCGCTCTATGCTTATGCCAAGCACTTCAACAGAAACATTGGCTAGGCAAGCAGCAGTGGAAAGACTGCAAGGCAAGATGCGAGGCGGTGCGCCTGCAACTGATATATCTGCGCAGACTCGTGTTTACGAATCAGCTAAGCAACGAATCATGGAGCAGCAACAACGCTTGCAAAATGATTTCCAACGGGCTGAAGGTGACGCTAATCGTGCAGCGCAAGACATACTTGGCGCAGCAGAGCAGCAAGTAGGAAGGCTACAAAGCCAGTTTGAAAGCGCCATGATGCGGCTTGAAAAGGCAGAGCAAGAACGATCAGGATTGGCTTTGCTTAATGCTAAGAATGAAGCAGATCGTATTCTTGCCAAGGCTGCGCAAGATGACCCTGTGATTAGGCGCAATGCTCAGCAACAAGCTGATGCCATCATGCAGCAAGGTCAAAGACAAGCAGAGCAAATACTTAGCCAAGCAAGCGAAAGGGCTGCAAGACTGCGCGAAGTTGCGTCAAGAACAAGGCAGCGCGGTGAAGAAAGGCTTACGCAGGCCAGAGGTCAGTTTGGAACTATTGGTGAGCCCGTCAATGTTGCCGACATAGGTAGTGAGTTGCGAGGCTTGGTTGATACGCGCTTGCAATCATTGCGCTCTGCAAGGCAAAAAGCGGCAGATACAAACATGAGCGATGCCTTTGCTCAAGCAGAGGCTAGAGAAAAATCAGGTTCTCGCGTCAAACAAACACAAGCGTTTAATGCTGGCGTTGAACAGATTAATGACATCTTGCGTAATCCAGATACCAAGATGTCTAACGTCAATCTTCCTCAAATACGCGACCAACTCAATCGAGTTAAAAGCGCAATCACTGGACGCACGGTTGCTGAAGATGGTTCGGTTATAGACCGCGAGGTTAGTTTTAGATCACTAGAGTATCTGCGTCGATTCCTTGGTGATCGTGCTGCCGGTCTTCCTGCTGAAGGGTTTGATGCTATTGGTCAGCAGCAGGCTGGTCAACTTAAAGCGATTGTTGAAAACATTCAACGTGAGTTTGTCCCTGGTTTTGGTAAAGCGCTTGATCAGTACCGTATTGATAGTGAACCTATTAGTCAGTTCAAGAGCAGGTTTGGCAAGGCGTTAACAGGCCGTGAAGACTTTGACTTTAGTCGGTTTACGACATTTGCTGCTGACTTGCCGAATCAAATCTTTAAGAACAGAGATACCGTTAATGAAGCTATTGCGCTTGCAGGTGGTAACGAAGCGGCAGTAGAAAAACTAGCTCGTTCTTTTGTTGCAGACCAATTGCAAAGCAAAGGTGGTAAAGATATACAAAACTTTATCTTTACTAACCGTGGTTGGCTTGAACGTTTCCCACAGTTGCGCCAAGACTTGCAGGGTTATGCAGGTACGCTTGGTACGGCTGAATCGGTTGCTGGCCGTAGAGAAAAGTTAGCATCAGCATTGCGTACAGAGATGAGCGCTCTTCCAGGTAAAGCACAAACAGAGGCTGCGAAGTTACAAGCGCAAGCAGCAAAAGAAGCCGGTCGCATTGAAAGCGCTGGTGAACGTGAAGCGTCTAAAGCTATGGCAGGCGCTGAAAGGCTTGCCAAAGAAGCGGAAGTTTCTGGAACAAAAGAAGCTGAACGACTTGCTAGCTTGCTAGAAAGCCAAAGAACGTCTGGCGCTGCGGAAATAGCTAAGCAGCGAACAGCAATCATGTCTGAGGCAGAAAAGAAAGCTAAAGGTTTGATGCCAGAAGCGATTGCTACGCCAGAGCAGGCAGTTGAAATGGTTCTTGGTTCTAAGAACCCAGCGCAAACCATTGAAGCAATGCTTACAGGTGCCAAGTCCATTGAAGATATTCGTAAGCTATCTGCATACCTTGGTACAGATAGGAACACTAAAAACGACTTTGTAAAAGCCTTAGAGATTTCGTTGTCTCGTGTATCGCCTCAGAAACTTAACGATGTGTTTGAGCGCAACGTTGTACCGGCGCTTGAAGGCTCTGCTTTAGTAGGGCCAAAACAGATCAACCAATTACGCCAGCAGATACAAGTCATTAACCGAGTGATTGATCCTGATCGCCGTGTAGAAGCTGCGGTCCGTTTGCTTCGTGCTGTAGGTGCAGGCACAACCGGCGCGTTTACTGCTGAACCTGTCGGTTCTTTGTTAGGAGGTCGGTAATGCCACTCAAAAAAGGTAGCAGTCAGAAAACAATCTCTAGCAATATCGGAGAGATAGTGCGAAGTTTCAAAGAAAGTGGCAAGATTGGCACCAGCCGACCTGCCAGTAAACGTGCAGCAGTCAAGCAGGCTGCGGCCATAGCTTATTCAACGGCTCGCAAAACGAAGAGAGGTATGCGATGAACTACGATGCAACGATGAAAGCAGAAGGCAATAAAGAGATGAAGCGTCAAGAGGCGCAAGCCGCTGAAGCAGGGCGCAATGAAGTTGCAGGTTCGCTTGCAGCGCAACGTGCTTTAGGACGTATGCCTGTGCAGAAAATGCCTGAGCGTCAGCCTAAGCGTCGCATGATGCGATGAAGCGTAAGACCTCTGGGATTAACCCAGACCTAGAGTCTGCGATTAGCAAGCTCTTGGCTGAGGTCATGGCTGATCCAGAGGCCACACTCACGGACAAGAGCAAGATCATTGACCGTGCGTTGAAGTTGGAAGCCATCCGATTGAAAGCATCGGATGCTGAATGGGGAAGTGGTTTCTTAGACAGCGATGATGATGATAGTTAAGGTAACATAGAGAACCTTAACTAACCCATGGGGCTGAACATGGATTCAAACCTGCTGTTGAAGGTAGTACGGATTTCTTTGAAGTTGGTGGTGGCTAGGGTTTTGACAATCTTGGCGTTGTCGATGACTTTTGCCTTGGCTTGCTGGACGATGTGGGGGCCGACCTATGAGCGACTCGCTGCATTATTGATCTTTGCCATCACGGTCTTTTTACCATCCTTAATGAAGGAAACGAAGCATGATGACGATGACGAAAGTAGTGAGCAAGCAGGTGGTACTAAAGCCTAGCCAAGGTACGGCCAAGCAAGTCACCCCAAACTTCCAGCCTAAGTTCACCAATGGTGCGCCATGCTATGGCACCATGACTGCAGCGCAACAGTGGGGAAACAAGAATGGCAGCCGTTAATCCTTTTGAGCCTGGTGGTAAGACCTATCAAGGTTCCGCAACAACCACCTCGCAAGTGGTAACGATTACACCAGACACGATTTGCAACCAATTACTGGTAGCTAATCACGCTCCTTCTGGTGCGGGTGCTCCGGTATATTTTAGGATGTCAACAACCGATCCTGCTGTGACTGTAGCCGCGCCAAGCGCAACGGCTCAGTATGCTTTAGTCAGCATTCAAGACGACATCAGAACGTACACGATACCAGGCCAATGTAGTCCAACCGTTCCTTTGTATGTGGCTATCATTGCTGAATCAGGTACGGCAGAGGCTTACTTTACGCCAGGCAACGGGAAGTCATAACATGGAAGTCTCAATGTCAGTCGTTATTCAGGCTCTCATTGGTGCTGCTGCTGGAGCCTTTGGCGCGTATGTAGCAATTCGATCAGACCTTGCAGAACTCAAGGCTAAGGTGGAGCATCTGCACATGACTGCCGACAAGGCGCATACACGCATTGACCAGATTCTGAACAAGTAATGTTTGACCTGCTATCAGGTGGCTTGCTTGGAAGTATCTTTGGTGGCCTGTTCAGACTAGCGCCAGAGATACTCAAGTATCTCGACAAGAAGAACGAACGTCAGCACGAACTCAGCATGTTTCAACTACAGACTGACCTTGAGAAGGTGAAGGGTCAGTTTCGCGTCGAGGAAAAGTATGTTGATTACTCTGTTCAGCAACTCGATACGATTAAGGCTGCGTTTGAAGAGCAGGCTCAGACAGCTCACGAAGCAGGTAAGGTGGTGGCTGCTATTTCAGCTCTGGTTCGCCCTGGCATCACCTGGGCATTGTTCTTTATGTATGCAGCAGTCAAAGCGGCTACGTTGGTATTGGCTTTTCAAACAGAAGCGCCTTGGCATGAAGTTATTCTGAAGTGCTGGGATGAAGATGACTTTGCACTCTTCATGATGGTCATCAGTTTCTGGTTCGTTGGTAGAAGCATTGAAAAATACCAGCGTTCATGAGGCGATCAACCTCTCGATCCAGGTTCTTATTAAGCCCTTTGAAGGCTATGCTCGCAGACTTCCCAATGGGGATTGTGTTGCTTATCCTGACCCCGCTACTGGTGGCGACCCTTGGACTATTGGCTATGGTTCTACTGGCAGTGGCATTCGCTCAGGCACTATGTGGTCAAAAGATCAAGCCGAGCAGCGTCTTCAGGAGCATGTCCAATACTTCAGTCAAGGGCTGGTAAGACTCTCACCCAAACTCTTGCAAGCATCACCTCGCCGCTTTGCAGCGGTGCTCTCTTGGGCCTATAACTGTGGTTTAGGTAACTACAGAATCAGTACGTTCAAGAAGCGTGTGGATGCTAACGATTGGCAAGGTGCTGCTGAGCAATGCTTGCTTTGGAACAAGGCTGCTGGCAGATTGTTACCTGGGCTGACAAGACGCAGACAAGCTGAAAGCATGATGATGAGGTAAGCATGGCAAACCCTATTTCTAAGACCACCAGAGGTAAAGGCAGGCACTTCCAGTCTGTCGCAGAGGGTGGTGGCATGACAGAGGCCGGCAGGAAGGCTTATAACAGGGCTACAGGCTCTAATCTGCAAGCGCCTGCACCCAACCCTAAGACACCCAGAGAAAAGGCTAGGAAGAAGAGTTTCTGTGCTCGCTCTCGGTCTTGGTCTGGCCCCAGAGGTAAAGCAGCAAGAAGACGTTGGAGATGCTAATGAAACCTGGTCTATATGCAAACATTCACGCTAAACGTGCTCGCATTGCTAGCGGTAGTGGTGAACGCATGAGAAAGGTGGGTAGTAAAGGCGCACCCACTGCGCAAGCGTTTAGAGAGTCTGCAAAGACTGCTAAACGTCCTACACGCTCTAAATCGAAATAGCGTTCCCCGCCGCCAGGAAAAATCGACTTTCCAAAAAAAACCCCGCTAGGGATGCGGGGGAAGCTCGTCGGGAAGAGCAAAAGGAGGACAGAATGGCAGTGAGGCTGTCTGCTAACGCCTGCCTCTGGCGTAACCTAACTTGCAGACTAAGCGGAGTCAGAGTTCATTCTGCATGAGCGTGATGGCATCGTCAAGCAAGAACACCGCTAGACTCTTCTTACCATCACCCCTGCAAACCACGACAGGTATTTTCTTGCCATCGGCTGAAACAATCGCTTGTTCCATCCATTCATAGAGTGCAATCTTCCTGCGTCGCTTGCATTCGATCATAAATGGCCCTAGATCGA